TCAAGAAGAACGAACACATTTTCACGATCCTTCTTCTCTACATCTTTGGCGATATTGGTGAAAATCTCTTTAAGATCGGATATGATTTGAGTATCAAAAATACCTACGTCATCCATATTTATCCCCAAAGCATTAGCTATTTTATAATCGAAAGCTCGTTCAGTATCAATTACGAAGCAATCCATTCCCGTACGAAATGCTTCTGCTAGGAAATGTAACCCGATGATGGATTTGCCCATCGTACTATCAGCAGCAATTTCGCTGATAGCTCCTCTTTTAATGCCACTATTCATAATTCTACCCGAGAATAGAATATCTATAGCTGGAATTGTGGATGAAATGAATGTATCTGGCTTCTTAATAGAGATCATGTCAGCCAGCTTCTTATTACGCATGATGCTCTTAACTAAATTAGACATATTTTACCTTTTTTAATAATAGATTCTTTGAAAATCTGAATCTAGAACGTGATTATATTTGAATATAGTTATATATTTTACTTATTTTCGTTGAAAATGACCATTTTAGTCACTTCATATATACAATATGAACGAAGAATTTTCTAATGGAGTAGTTAATACTGGTTTATCGACTGGAGTACCAACTGGCGGTATAGGTAAGGGAGCTACGTGTCATCCCACACCACGTTTTCGTGATTTTTATAAGCGAAAGAAGAAAAAGGTAAAAAATGAAAATAAATAACATTTATATTGATTTAGAAGGTGTTTTAGCTGATTTTTTAGGTCAAGCCCAGACTTACAATATGGTTAACAGCAAAGGTATAGCAGACTGGAATTCTATACGTGTTGCCGGTGCTTCATTTTGGCCTACTATGCCCTGGACAAAAAATGGAAAAAGCCTTTTTGATATTTTAGTTCATTTTTGCATAGAAAACAACATCAATTTATGCATATTAGCTATTGCTAATGATGATAGCATGAAATCTGGGAAAACAGATTGGATTAAGAACAATTTGCACATTAACTTGTTAAACGTTCATTTCGTTAAAACTGGTTTTGATAAATCTAGATTTGCCAATCCTTCTTCCGTATTAATAGATGATTTTTATAAAAATGTTGCTTATTTCAGAGCTAGACAAGGTTATGCGATATTATATAAAAATAATCCAGATGACATTATAGTTCAACTCAATAATCTAGTTGCAGGAATAATTCCGGAAAAATATATCGCGGAAGCTATACATGACAAAAAAGTGATCCGAGATGGTAAAAAAGAGGTTAAAAAAGTAACCGATAGAAAAGGTTATCGTGTAGAATATGATAAAGTTACTAATCTACCTAAAGAAGTAAAAATAACTACTAAAGAGAAATTAGCTAGGAAACAGGGTCAAAAAAGTGGCAGTTTGAAACGTTATGGTCAAATTAATGTTATGCAACAGAGACGAGAACGTTCATTTAAGATACGAGATATGCAAGGTCTGGCACATTACTCTGATAATCATGGTAAAATTATATTACCCAAATTAAAGGACGATTAAATCATGGCCGGTTTGACTAATTTTTTCAACATGAAATATAAATCTAATGCTAAATTTCTAGTTTATATAAAAATTGGCACCGGTGATAGATTGTTATTAACTACAGTAAAAGATGTTACACTTCCTAAACTAACATTAGGTACATTAGAACTAAAATATGGTAATGTTAATGAAACTGTAATGATTCCGAAATATGGTACTGAAGATTTACAATTAGACATCATGGAAGATAGTCATTTTTCTATATATTCTATGATAGTTGCATTAAAACATGAAAATTATGCCCCGTATGATTATGTTAATGCAGGTTATATTGGTAGGGATGATGTTAATATAGAAGTTGATGAATTGTCTATGGATAATTCTAGAATTCTTATTAAACATATATTTAATAATTGTAAATTATCAAATAATGATGCCTTAGTTTTGGATTATCAGAATACCGGCCCTACATTTTATAATATTTCCTTTGCATATCAAAAATATGTAATTCAATACACAACGGATAATACTATGATAAACGATCCATCTTTTCAAAAAAGTATAGTGGATGCTAAACCTATACTAAGTAAATCATGAATGATTTTTTCCCCGCAACATTGATTACAAATGGTCATTTTTATGGATTTCAATACAATCCAGCTAATATAGTGCCGAATTATGATGCTTTTCCTCTGATTTATTGTGTTGGGCCATCTTTGACCAATATAAACAATATTCGTGGTTTGAATTTACATCATATTCCTAGAACTCAAAGATTTGAATTTTTAAAGAAAATGGAAAAGGAGTACAATTTCACGAATAAATCTCGTTGTGTTTTGACAGATGACCAATTAAATAGATTATTACCAGGTGTTATAGTAGCAATACGTGAATATAGTAGAAAAAGAATGTGTCAAGTATTCGAAATTTATAATAAATCTATGCCCAAATTCATATATTCGGATGGAAATATAAGGCAATGTATTCCCGATCGCGAAGTTATAGATTATTTTGCTAAAAGCAATAATGCTCACGTATGAGTGAGAATCTTTCCTAATTCAGAATTGATTTTCTTTACCGAATATAACATAGAAGTAGTTTTAGCATTAGATAGCGCATTTTGTAATCTCATATCACCATTGGCACTCTTAATCCAACTAGAAGTAGAAAAATAAGATAATTTATACCGTAACCATTCTCTAAGTTTAGCCATTAATAGATCCAAATTAGATATCGAATCTTCTTCTTCTGATGTTTCTGGTTCTCTGATTAAATTCCCATTTTTGTCAATCAAACCTAGTTTATAAGCTTTAGTTTGAGTTGGTATAGTCATTAAAGACTTTATGAATATGAAAACTAATATATTATCAATCTCTCTACTATGAGTCATCATATTCAATCTTTTATTAGGATCGTTAAGCTTCTCGGAAATTAGATTTAAATCTGCATGATATGAACAGTAAAGATTACAATTATTATACAATTTCCGAATGAACTTCAGTCCGCTAAGTTCTGAATCGACTAAACTATTCAATTTTTCAAAAACGAACTGATCTGTATCCATATTACTTGAAATTTTTCATTAAACTTATTTCGTGATCGTATTCGGTAATGGCATCAGTAAAAAGCTTATTGATACTAGAATTATCCTTATATTCATCTTGAACCATCAATGTTTTATCTCTGAAATTAGATAAATCTGATAAAACGGAATTCTTATCGAATTTAGTTAATGTTGGCATATCTATATCACCAAAATCGAATTTTGTTTTACCAATACCAACTTCAGTAATAGTATCAGGAAATTCTCTTAACATATTATAAATCTTATTCAAATGTATGTGTTGTGCATCAGTTTCACAAGTCCAATGCCAAACATTCACCTTAACTGAAAATAATAACGTTTCGATACAATAATCAAACAAATCACGGTATTCTTCGTTAGCTTCTTCTTTAAGATATTCTGTAAAATCGGTTAATTTTTTATCCATTTTTAAGCCTCTAATGTTATTTATAAGATTTGATCTCAAGAAAACCGCTATGTCTTTAGCTTATGGGTGATTCACTATGTTTCATAACATCACATCATATTCGTTTATTTCGAACGAATTATCTTTATAATACTTCTTTCTTTCGGCATATTGCTTCAAAATTTTATTCTTATGTATAGTACCATTCTTATTTTTATAAGACAAGTCATCAATAATATCGAATACAACCACTTTTTCTTTAGTCTCCGTTCTTCTTAAGACTCGACCAATACTTTGCAACACTTCAATTTTAGATTTACTATTAGAATACATGATGAGACAATTAAGCTTCTTTATGTTAACACCTGTACTCATTGTCTTATAAGTAGCTAAAATAATTCTACATTCTGAATTTTCAATAGAAGTTCTGATATTTTCACGATCTTTAACATGAACTGCCCCAGTTACAACATCAATATTGAATTCAGGGAAATTAGATTCAATATAAGATTTAGTCATTTTAAGATGTTCGAGATGATGAAAAAGTATCAATGTGTTATATTCTTTCTTGATTTGGCCGAGAATAAACCCTAATCCTTTCGCATTACGATTGGGATATTCTTCACACATTTTAACTTCTTCGGGATAAGATCGATCTATATTTTTCTTTATGAAATCTAAAGGATATTTGAAGAATAAAGCCCCGATTTTCAAATCGGCTAAGATTTTAGCATCTTGTAATGTTTTAGTATCGATTTTATAAATTACAGGTCCAAGAGCACCCATAATCATAGTACATTCGGACTTATCTTTTGGCATAGTACCAGTAGTGCCGATTCGATATGAAGCATTTACACATAATTCCGCTATACTTTTCAACACTTTAGCTTTACTATTATGACATTCATCTATAAACAAGGCATCATATTTTCTAAAAAATTCTACATCTTTATCCATCAGAGATTGCCATGTAGAAATCAACAATGGTTTATCATAAGTTGGTTTCTTCCCAGCATACAATATTTCCAAAAATTCATCACTGCCGTAAGACTTAAAATCACTTCTCATCTGCTCAACAAGTGTAGTATTTGGCACAATAAGTAAACATTTCTTCACATTCTCACTTAATAATATTCTAATCATTTGATAAAGTATCAAGGATTTACCTGATCCAGTTGCACATTCCAATACACCATTTCTATGAATTAATGCCGATTTCAAAGCATCTACTTGATAATCTCGCAGTTTCAAATTAGAAAAACTAACTAATTTAGCATCTAATTCGGTAGTATTTATCGTGTTATCTGGCAAAAAACCAGTCAATTTCAATTCAATTTCGTTAGTCGAACAAAACTCTTTTAATTTATATAATAGACCATAAGGTATCGTATGATTTTTCTTGTTGAAAAATCGAATTTTACCATCCCAAATATGATTCTTATATTTCGGATTAAATAGATATCCTTTTGCATAAACTGAAAAATATGAGTATAAATGTGTATACATAACTGGATCATCTGAATTAATCGTGATTGTACTATAATCTTCGAAATATGCTTCTATCATGATTAGAATATAGTAAATAAATATGTTTATGAGTATCGAATCTCCATTTTTGCCATTAAGCTATAGTTCTAATTTCCAGACTGTTATAGGTATGTCTGCTTATGTTAATAACTCTACTTTATCAAATTATGCTACTATTTCGAGCTTATCAAGTATAAATTCGGATATATCAACTTTAAATTCTAATTTGAACACAACTAACTCAAATTTATCCAACTTGAGTTCTAGTTTATCAGGATATCAATTGACTGAAAATATGATATCCTATCTCACTAGCGGAAGTTTATCATCATTAAATTCAAATGTTTCGAGTTTAAATTCAAATTTATCCAACTTGAGTTCTAGTTTATCTGCCTATCAAGAAAAAGGATCATATTTATCGGCTAGCGAAAGTATTAATCTATTATATAAAGATAATCTCAGTGCTGGTCCAGGCATAAATATAACAACTTTAGAGGATAAAACTCAAATAAATGTTCCTTCTGCTAATCTATACCTATTAGGTCTAAAAGCATCGGCTACATCAACTGCTTCCCTATTAACTAATCCAGTCGGTGTATATTTCGATGTATTGACTGGATCTAGCGGAACTTTATCAGCTAGTTTCATAGACAACCATTTATATTTCTTAGTTTCATAAAAAAACCGGATTAAATCCGGTTTTTCTTTTATTTTATTTCTTCAAACACTTTTTAATATCAGCCTTTTTAGCATCTATTTTGTCACGAAGTTTCTTTTTAATTAAACTTTCGAACATTTTATCGAGTTCCCATAGACGATTATTATAAATCTTAGACACTATTGAATCTGTTTTTTCATTTAATAATTGGCCTTCACCTTTATAAAAATCTAAACATTCCTGTTTGCTCTTATCTTTTTCGGGTTCACTTTCAGCGGTTTTTTCCTCGGGCTTAGAACCTTCTGCTGGTGCAGATCCTGCTGGTGTAGATCCTTCTGCAGGAGTACCTTCGACCGGGGCAGATTCTTCTTTAGGTGTGGATCCTTCAGGAGCCGATTCTTCGGATGGTGTAGATCCTTCTGCAGGAGTTACCTCTGTAGATGTTTCTTCACTAGACGGAGCTGATTCTGTACCGGTAGTTCCTTTATCCGGTGTTTCTTCCGTCGGATTTTCTTCAGTTGGAGTTTCAGACGGAGCAGCATTTTTCTTGATGTCAGAAACATCATTTTGAAGATTTGCTATTGCATTAGCAATGCTTACTAATGCATCAGAAATAGCAGTTTGATCTGTAGAATCACCTGATTCTGTTGCATCTGGTGTCGAAGCAGGATCAACTGTAGCTGGATTTTCTGGATCTGTTTCGGTAACAGGGGCATTAGGATTAGCTAGATTGGGATCTTCACTTGGATCTACACTAGGATCAGCCATTGGTTCTGCATTAGGAGCAGTAGCAGTACTAGGATCTGCTGAAACCGGAGTATTAGGATCTGGCAATTGTGTATTATCATTGAAATCCTGTGATTTTTTTACATTATTATCATCATCTAGAAAGCTTTCTTTTAGCTTGTTATTAATTTTTTCCTTAATGGAATCCGGATTAAACTTTTTTTTCATAACTTATACCTTTTATTAGTTATATATTTAAGTATATCGAATCATTTGAAAAACTCTTCGAAAGCTTCAGAAGAGTATAAAGTTGAAAATGCATCATCTAAGTCTATAACTTGAGTAAATTTTTCTTTTTCTGAAGAAATTACATCTTTGAATTTATCAAACAGTTCTTTAATTTCTTTTTTGTCTATGGTTTTAGATTCTTTTAATATCTTTACGATCTCATTTGGTGAATAAACAGAAGCAATGTGCTTAACATCATTATTATCGATCTTTCTTAAAAATTTCTTAATTTCTTTCATAACATTTTTAAGTTTAGAACTTGCTTTGATCTCTTCTTCTTTTTTACCATCAAGCATCATTTTAGCAACAAAAACATAGAAAAATGGGTTTTTATCTTCTGAAGCTTGAATATATTTGCTTTTTTCATCTAAAAACTGTGTTAATTCAGACATGTTTACCTCTTTTATCATATTTATTTAACGAACTTGATTTTGTTTTTATTTATCAAATATTTCAAGTAACTATATAAGTGTTTACAATATGTAGTTACTTGTCCTGGATTATTAACTCGATTAGGTATTCTCATATTAGCAGATGGTTTAGAGAAAAAATTGTTATTTTTAATCAATGGATAAGCCACATTATATCTGAATGCATTACAATCACAACGTAATTCACATTTGCAATTAGTATCATAAGGTTTATTTTTATCGTTTCTATAAATTTGAATTGTAGTTTTATGGTTTTTATCGCCTTTTTCAGATTTAACTTCACCCCTACATAACATCTGTAGACCATAATCTACTTCGTTGGAACTTACAACTGGTAAATCAGTATTAGAATGTGGAAAAACCTTATCGAAGGAGTTTCTCATATCCAAAAGACTAGTTTTTTCCAACAAATATATCCGTCTGAATGCACCCATATTAATAACCTTCCAGTTTATAAGTTTCAGTATTAGAATAACAAGATTTAACTGATTTTGGACATTTTCGATTGAAAATGAACGATAATGAAACCAATCTCTTGCCATTTTTAGCTATTTTTAAGAAATTTGCAATCTTATTCATATTTTCTCTATCTAAAGTCAAAATATAATGAGTATAACCTTCATAAATATCAGTACCTTTAATGTTTATTTTTACACATCTATAATAATTTCGGTTAACAGTACCGACTACAGTATGATTTTCTACTTCCCGATTATCCATCTCAAATATAAATGGAAAATCACTTTTCAAGGCAGAATAAATTAAATTTTTAGTATTTAATGTCGGATTTTCAATTATACTTGACCCAGATAAGGCTTCTAATTTCGTAGCTTGAGCGAAATACGGAATAAACAACTTGTTTACTGATAATTTCAAATTAGAATAATCCATATAAAACGTTTGTCTTAAATAATAATCCGCCTCACTAGTGATCAAAGAATGAGCTATTATGTTCATGGTCAATGTAGCTGAAATTACAAACTCGAAATTACTCAATACACGTGTAGCCGGAATAATAGATCGAATCAACTTAATCAAAGGTTCTGCAATTTGATTCAATTTTACCAATCTAGCAGTTTGAGCACTAGTTAAACCCAGACTAATATGAGATGATAACTCATAATTAGTAGGATCTATCATATCTTCGGTATAAAAATGAGAATGTGTCGCTTTATCAATCCATAATGGATAAACATTTACTAAGAAACCTAATGTATTAAACAATATATAAATAGCCGTGTTTGTACCTTTATATTTGTTTATCACAGCTAATTTAGAATATACCGATCTCAACATACTTACCGGATCATAATTCAATGTATCATTTTCATCTTTGAAAAAATCTATCACATTATTCAGTGTATCTAAATCTAAATCTAAGTCAGGGCAATAAGTTTTAGCAAAATTAGACAATAATTGATCTTCGATTAAGCTAGCATCATTAAAATCTCCTATTCGTTTAATTTTCTCCAATATACCTATCTTACATGATTCATTTAGATTCAACGACGTATATTCTGTGTTAAAAAAATACTCGAGATATTCTTTAAAATCATTAAATTTTAGATCGGCTAAGTATTTTGGAACTGGAATATATAAATCTCGGATATTTTCACATTTTTTAACGAATGGCCCAAGCTGATTATAGGCTATAGTATAATTTTTGATTAAATCATCATATTCATTATCACCTATTTTAAGGTATACTGAAGCAAAAACAGTTCCACTTGTGTCTATGCCATCTAATTTTCGATAAGCTACATCATCTTCTATTTCAACATCACCGATTATATAACCCGCACTATCTTGTAATAATTCGAAAACATAAGTGACATCGAACAACTCGGTTAATTCAGACCAATACTCATTTTTTGTAACATTGGGATTAAATGCTTCTAATTTACAATTTCCGGTGATTTGATATCCTAGACATAGATTTTCAGGATAAATATCTCTGAAATTTAATACTAAATGTTGTAAACTTTTTATAAACTCGGTTAAAGTGATCGGTACAAATATAAATTCTTTGAAATTTGAAAAAGTAAACTTATTACCATTTACATCAAATAAGGCTAAACTTAAGTTGATATCTGATATTTCTGTAAAACCTTGGGGATTTGCCGTAAAAAGACAACTCAAAGTGTAAATATCACCATTCTGAATCAACTTCAAATTTGAAATATAATCGTTTATTTTCGAATTATTGTTAAAAAATGTTATATTTTCAGATGAAATTCCAATACTATCATAGATATCTAATTTTATTTCCCACGCTTTGATATAAACTAATTCGGTCTGTGTATAGGAACCATGTAGACCTTTGAATGAGATATAAGATGTCTTATCTGATAAAAGATCGGGTTTCTTAGTATCGATCAAAATATTACGAATAGTATAAGCAATTCTGTATTTCGTACCACCATTGAACAGGATAGTATCTTCATTGATATCATTGCTGTCAGAATCAAAACCCCAGTTATCAGCAGGAGTATTCGGTATAGGATCTAAAGGTTTAGAAATATCACTACTAAACCATCTCAGATCCGAAAGGTCATATATTTTAGACTCTTTTATCATATTTGTATTTATCTAACTCAGTAATGATTCGATATACATTATTTTAACGCCGTTTTAAGCTCTTTTTATCTTAAATATTGATAGTTATATTATTTTAATTAAAAAAGCTCTTAAACAGGAGTTTCTGTGCAATTAAACTAGCATATAACATTATCCCTTAATGTTTAATAATTATGAGTATGTTATAAACAATAAAAAAATAGGTTATCTGTCATTAATCTCGAATTTTTAATGTAAACTTATTTCAACATTTCAACAAAATGGATCCTTCTTTACTCTAAGTAGGGAACCAAGTGATTTTTATCATCTAAAAAGTCCACATATTTCTCGATAGATACATTATAGTTGGGTAGGGAGAGGTGGAATCTTTTTTTATATAGTATAAAACCTATAGGAGGGGGTAGAACTATGGAAAATGTAAAGATATTGAGAATCTAAAATGTAAAGATATTAAGAATTTAAAATGTAAAGATGTGGCTATTATAGATATATCATGAGTTGTCCTAATTGTGATAAGTTGAAGAATGGAGTTAAATTAGTTAAAGGTTTACATATATTGACAGCATCTAAATCAGCATGTTGTCCGATTAAAGCAGTTATAACTTATTTTGATTCGAGAATAGTAACATATCTCGATAAAAACAATCAAACTCATTCTAAACCAATAGAAGAATTCGTTAAATCTTCATGGGAAGACCGGTTCTTTAACATTTAATGCACTTTTAAGACATTTTTTATGAAAATATGTGAAAACATTAATGTTATACAGAAAAAGGCCTTAAACAGGCCTTTATGATTAAAATAAGACTATTAATACATGATTTGTTTTTTATAGTCTATGTATGATTTCAATAAGCTCACATTAGATTTTAATGTCAACATTGTGTCTTTAAAATAGCATTGATAAGATTCTTGAATATTTTTATTCCGGATTAGTTCTATAAATTTGGGATCGCCATTAATTCTCATCTCTATTTCTTTAGCAGTAGACCATACCATAGAGTCATTGAACTTATATTTCGGTAATAAATGATAAGTTAAGTCTGCAATATCACATTCTAAGTTCTTTATTAAGTTTGTTTGTTTCTGTAAAATATTACACCATTTGTTTATTCGTTTAGATAAAGTGAATGAATATTCTATTCGGGGTAATTCATCTTCTGGTATAGTAGTATCTATTGCTGCTACTTGCTTTATTTTTTCAAATTCTTCTTCGGTCATGATGATTCCTTAGTGTTATTTGTCGTTTTTCTTGATTTGTGAAATTAGGATCGCCATATTTAGCTAATTTCGTAGATCTTGACTTATTTATGGTATCGAGTCCAGCACATCTCTTAGAACAATACAATCTATAACCTTTAACATAGTTTATATAACGTGTAGGTTTGCCACACATTTTACATAGGCCTTGTTTACCTTTGAAGTCTAGATAATAAGATTCGCTGTTATAACCGTGTTTATAAAGGTGTCTAAGCAACGAATTAACATCATTAAAGGTCTTTTTGCAAAAATTACATTCTATCATTTAGCTAGTCCTTATATAAATATACAAAATAGGAGTGAAACAATGTCGAAGTATTCTACACCAGACGTGTACTTCAACGAAATCGATCATACAGTTCGTAATAATACCACTGTTGGCGATGGACGAGGTGCTATTGTCTTTAATGCTGACAAAGGTTATGTAAATCAACGAATTTTAACTACGGGTTATTCTAATTTCAAAACTCAATTTGGTACGCCGACTAACAGTTCTAATTATGGTCATTTTGCTGCAGAACAATTCTTTGCTAACGGTTCTACACAACTTCTTGGAGTTCGTGCTACTATGGGCGATGAAAGATATGCTTTCATTCAATACCCCTATAACAGTGCTGGTATAGCTAATACTAATCTGGATTCTACAACTCAAGAATTAGAATATGTAGATTATGAAGGTGAACATAACTTAGTATTACTAAATGCTTTTAAGGGAGATTTGAGTACTTATACTGCAGATAACTGGCATTATATTGATAATACAGCAACATTCTTTATGTATTCATACGGGAAAGTTTCCGATTTTGCTGATTTATATAATGATGGTGCTGATGAAGTCAGAATAGTATATCGTGATTCTAAAAATGCTGAAATTACTGCTAATTCGGGTACATTTTATAAGATTCCTACTAGTGATAAACTCACGAATTATAACAGATTTGCTCTGAATCAAGCCGGTATAAATTCTTCGCCATTAACTGCTGATGCAACAGGATCTTCGGCATATTATCATTTTGATTCTAGTGATAGCATAAATGATACTTCTGCTACTTATTATAAGACTTATTTACATCTTGATGCTGGATATTCGTTGAATTCTACTGATATTGATGCTCAATATTATCTCAATTCTGGTGTTTTAACTGGAACTTCTGCTGAATTGACAACGTTATTAAACAATGAATCCATTTTAGGTTTAACAAGTGCAGATTCTGCATATTCGGCTAATGCTTCGAAATTAGTAGTTGCGGATTGGGATGAAAATCTAGAATTGAAGACCTATTATGTTAATAAATCATCTTTTACTTCTCCAAATGTTAGTGGCATAGAATATCGTGAATACTCTCATGGTGATAAAGATTTTGCTCTGTGTATCAATGCTATTTCTAGTATTAGATGTGATAATATGACTGGTTCTGATAGTTTTGCTATTTTAGAAGATCTAGCGGATCAATATGGTTTAGCAGTTACGGATATTAACAATTCATCATATTGCAATTTGAAATATACTGATGCTAAGTCACAAGAGGAAGTAAATTTATTGGTTTATAATGATGGCTTATCTGAAGGATTCGGGGCTTATTCTAGTACACCAAATCTATTCATCTTATACCAAGATCAAAATAACTCAAATAAAACTAAAGGTGAAGCCATTTATTATCATAAAGATCCTAAAAATGTTATTTTACCTTGGCAGATTAGTAAAAATAATGTCCCGGAACTCATTGCACAAAGCACATTAGAGATGTTCAGCGATAGCACGGGAATCTGGTCAGATGGTTATACTCCTACTAGCATAGATGAAGAACCGGGCAATGGTGACGTTGAAAGTTATACAGATAAATCTAAGAACTTGGTCATAGCTGCATTAGCTCCAGGGGATTACTTGAATAGAATTGGTATTTCAATAATAACACCGGATTGCGAAGATATACCGGCATTGAATGGACCTAATACATTCGATTGGAAATATCTTTTCGATGATGAAGACAAGGTCGATAATGGTGCAGATAACTTGACTTATAAGAAAGTCTATAAGTTGAATGTTTATGTTCGGAATATAGATCAAGATGAATCTATATGGGGTACTGGTTTAACTAGTTTGAATTATGACCCTACCGAATCATTCTATGTGTCTAATGATCCTACGGCAAAAGATTTACAAGGTAATAGCTTATATGTTACTGATGTGATTAATGGTCATTCTAACTATATCTACGTTTCTAAGAAATCAGTAGAAACATCTTTCGTATCAAATATAGGGGGTGTTACTACTTATGATATGCCATCCCAAACTTATTCTATTTATAGTCTTAGTGGTGGTAAGAATTCTAAATTGAATGATATTAAGCAGAAAACGGCAGCATTACAGCTTTTCGAGGACAACGAGAAGTCTGATTTCGATATTATATTTAATGTTGAACCGATTGAAAGTTTTACGGGTAAACAAAAATATAAAGCGATGCAAGATAAGATTGCTAATATTGCTATTACACGTGGAAAAGATATCGGGTTCATTCAGACCACATCGAAAGCGGCGAAAACTGGTTCATTGATGGTAAGTGAAAGTAAGAATTTCAAATATACTAATGGTTCTTACGTTGCTGGTTATGGCGGATATGATAAGTCATATAACAGTGACATCAGTGCATGGATTAATATCCCTAAGTCGGTGGCCGGTGCTTGTGCTGAATGTTTTTGTCAGATTTATTCATATCCCTGGATGGCACCTGCTGGAACAGAACGCGGTGTAATAGCATATTCAGATGGTACTACACCTAAATTGAGTAAATTGGATATGGGTAAGTTATATAATCAAAACATCAATACTTCTCGTACTTTCCCAGCTTATGGCGAAACTTTATTCACTCAGAAAACTATGTTGAAGAAAGATTCCGCACTGAACAGAATAGATGTTAGATCGCTGGTGAATACAATAGAAAAGAACTTATATATATTGCTTTTGCCGTTCATTTACAAGAAAAATACTGCCACTACAAGAAGTTCTATGAAATCTACAGTCGAAGATTTATTAGGTAGAATTAAGGCTGGAGAAGGTATAACTTCATATTCAGTAACAGTTAAATCTGATTCTAATGATCCGCATTTGGTTTATGTAAACTTGACTATCATTCCGGCCGAATCTATTGAATTCATCGAAGTCAATATCACGTTGGAAAGAGATCAGGGAATAACATTCGCGGAAGCTGCTTAAAAATAAAAAGGATCCTTTAAGGATCCTTTTTTATTAAAAAAAACCCTATAAAGGGTTTTTTTAGTTCACTTATTTAATCGCTGTTTTTCGTCATCTTTTACACCTTTTATGAATGATTCTTTAGATTTAAGCCATTCTTTATTCAATGGAGATTTATATAACGGAATATTGATATTTTTAATATTATAATCTAGATACATCGATCTAATTTCATCGATTAAACTATCGCTCATAGATGAAATCTCTAATTTTGCTATTTTCTCGTTGGAATTTTCCGATTTTACTAAACTTTCTTCATAAAGACTCTTATAATCCATACTGAAGTCTATTTTATCATCGCCATAACGTAAAACACTCTTGAAATCTTCTACATTTAATCCATAATATATTGATTTAGGTGAATAATTTGCTAAATAATCTCGCATAATTTTTGAAAATTGTGCTATATCCATCTTATCATGAGAGTTATTTTCCGACCATTCTTCGAATTCTTTAAAATATCTTTCGTATAAGTATTGTATCTTATTTAACATGGACTTAATCCAACTATCTTTTACAGGAGCTATTTCACTTCCTATACATTTCAAACTCGGTATAACTGTCATTTTATCTGAAATAGTGAATGCAAATTCCTTGTCATTAAGTCTTTTAGAAAGATCAGTATTGATATTTTTTGTGAAAAACCAAATAGGTTTAGTTTTATAACCGAATAATGTTTTCGCACTTAATTTAGCTTCATCATATTTACGTCCGAAACGAGCTTCTCTATCAGCTTCGGCTTTTTTGAAATATTGTTGATAATTACGAGAATAACCACCATAATTAGTATTATAATATTCTAAGAATCTTTCCATACTAATATATATGTGAAAATAACTATTGAGAAAGATTTAATAATTTCTTATATTATGATCATTGGAACTGAGATTCCAATCGGCTAATTGACAATTCGGAACATTTTCAATCTTTTTAGAATTAAACTGTAGGCTCAGAAACAGCCATCAGCTAAAGAGTGGCAAAGGTTCCTCCTAGTATAACGGGGACGGTGAAAACTTAGCAAAAGCCCGTTTAAGTCATGTTAATTAATAGGACATGATGACATATGCTGGAGGATAATCAATCGATTTGTTACGTACATTCAAACTAGTTAAAAAACTGTGAAATAATACCAAGGCTAATGAGTGCTAAGTCTGGTCTAAGGTGAAATTTCACAGCCAGAAGATCTCCGGGTTTGATATGTATAGTATACATTCGGGTAAGTTAATTGCTCGAGCCTTTGGAGTAAAATTACATTTTTTCTATTGAGATTCATCTAATTTTTTCTATATTTCAATTTGTTAAAGATTCAAATCTTAACTGTTAATTGAAATTTTGGTTTTATTTTTTATGCCCAGGTGGTGGAATTGGTAGACACTAGGGACTTAAAATCCCTTGGTCGTAAGATCGTGAGGGTTCGATTCCCTCTTTGGGCACTATAAGGCGTGGTTTAGCTGCTACGTCTTAGAAATGGAAAACGTTTGAGCTAACAAACGTTTTAGTTTCCATTAGCTATATTATTCGTATAATTCTGGCAGTACAATCGCCTATCGGCAGATTGGTATGGGTTCGAATCCCATATAATATATCTTTTAGTTGAAATAAAATAGAGATTAAAAATCCTTGCCATAAACTTCCTAGATCTATAAGGCAAAAGATAAAACGATACGTGAATGAATGTGTAATAAGCATAATCTAGTATATTCACATTATATTGTTTAATCCCCCCGTCAAGTTTTACTGGGTTCTTGACATTTTGGCCGAGTAACCGAATTTGGCATAGGTACTTGTTTCAAACACAAGGTTTTGTGGGTTCGATTCCCGCCTTGGCCACTATGCCGTTATATGTCAATGGTTAGACGAAAGGACTTTTAATCCTTGGATCCGAGTTCGAGTCTCGGTAACGGCACTAATTTTCAGGAAAAAAGATAAAAAACCTCGACTGGATGTAAGTAAAGAGGGGTTTGACCTTTTCAGATTTTAGACGTAAAATCGATAACAAAAGGTTCTTTTTATACTTAATATAATTTAAGATCTCGATTAAGTTGAAATAAAATAGAGATTACCACCTAAATTTTCTTAGAAGTTTAGGAAAGGCTGAGTGGTTGAGCACTGACCGAGTACCACTGAAATAATAAAAAATGCAGTTCGGTCATCATTTTATAGGATTGATAACTATTATGGATAAAACAATGAATAAAAATGAATTTGATGAATTATTCAAGGTTCCTGCTAATATGGATTCAGATTCATATGAGGACTGGATAAGGAAAAAGTGCATCGATCTTCGAAACGGTATTGACTTTATGATTGAGAATATTGAATATTTGGAGGGTGATGCTGGCGAATTTCCGTCCGAAAGAGAATCTGTATACGATAAATGTTATTCTAGATATCAGGAGTTATTCGATAATTCAACCGAAAATGTAGATTGACTATGAAATACAATGGCATAGAACTAGTCGATATAAGTCAGAAAGAATCTATTACAAATGATGATCCCATAGAAATGATCTGTTGGAATGATGGAGATATTCCAGTCAGGTGTATAGTTTATGCAATAGTTCCGGGAAGTAGATATCCTGTTATTACTGATTGTAATAGATGCATAGTATTTCAACATTGTGCATATAATAACGTTTTTTAAAGTTACAGGTAAAAAGAATCACTCCACTATAATATGTCGGTTTCTTGAGAAGGTTCTTCCGACATTTAGGCCAGGTAGCCGAATTTGGTATAGGCGTGGCGCCTAGGACGCCATTTTTTGAGGGTTCGAATCCCTTCTTGGCCACTTTTAAGCTGGAATAGTTTGATAAATATAAAAAGGAGATGTGTGCGAGTTGGTTTATGCAGGTAATCCTGAAAATTACTGGTCTTATGGCCCGTAGGTTCGAATCCTACCATCTCCTCTATGGAAGATTACGCTAAAGGTAAGCGGAAGCTTTGCTAAAGCTTTGAGGCAAAACTCTTATAGGTTCGAGTCCTATATCTTCCTTACTGCCTAGTCGTATAAAAGCAAGTATAATGGACTTTGAATCCATTGGACGGGGAGCGTTACCCTGCTAGGCAAGATTTTTAAAAATAATAGTTGAGAAATAAGAATTTCTTTTCTATATTATGATCATTGGAAACGAGATTTCCAATCGCTTATTGAATATTACGGAATATGGTGTAATGGTAACACAATAGCTTTGCAAGTTATTTTCCCGAGTTCGAATCTCGGTATCTACACTATGCTAGCGATGCGGAATTGGTACCGCCCCTGACTGTAGATCAGGCGCCTTCGGGCTATGTGGGTTCGAATCCTTCCGCTAGCACTATGAGATTGAATTTGACGGTTCTATCTCAGAAATGGTTATTATTTTCGTCAAAAAATAATGACCGTTATTATAGTAAAGTGACTTCTATAGTATAATTGGTATTACGTGCCACCGTTGCGATGGAGATATGTGTTCGAACCACATTAGAAGTCCTAATTTTATTATCTTTTTGGACATGCTTAGCTGATAACAACATGAAAATCTATCTGATCAAATAATATCTGAATAAGCATCGGCGAAAATATGCAACGGGTAGAATAATAAGTTATTTTTTAGGAGAAGCTTATGAAATGGCAGCTACCATTTAAAGACTATTAAAGTCTGCAAAGGTTCGAATTCTTTCTTGCACACTTATATAAAAATCCCATACTTAAATGGGCTATATTGATACAATTGGCAGTATAGATAGCGAGAGTTGGGACTTAGCTCTAAAATAAGAGGTACCAGATTTTTATCGCGGGTGAGTGAAACGGTTTACACATTTGGTTCATACCCAAAAAATAGTCGGTTCGACCCCGACACCCGCTATTTAAAGTTTATTCCAATGTAGTTCAGAGGTAGAATAAGCGATTGTTAATCGTGAGGTCGGAGGTTCGAATCCTTCCATTGGAGTTTTTTATACATCATCATGCTGCAACGGGTCTTATAAGCCTGTACCCAACAACAAATATGCGCGGCTGGTCTTGGGGCACCGGGTTCGATTCCTGGATGATGTACTAAGTTTAGTTATAATCCATTTTGACCCCTTGGCGAAATAAGGAACGCGACTGTCTGCAAAACAGTTATGATATGGTGCAATTCCATAAGAGGTCTTTTTAATATATAATCCATTACGGTCTGTAGCTCAGTACAGTAGAGTACTGGTTTTGGGAACCAGATGTCGTGAGAGCGAAGCTCACCAGACCGATAATAAATAGAGCTTCTACTTTTAAGTTTTGAAGAGCACTTCGAAAAACTCTTTAGGTTGATTAACCTTTGAACGATCACTGTTAGGAATGGTTTACCGGAGTTCGATTCTTCGACCTAGCAATATTAAGAATAAAAGCGCAAAATGTGATAAAATCAAGTTTATCATTTCCGATATGTTTAATGATTTCGGCGTTTTTATTTTTTTTAACTATATTAAGTCCCTTATATAGTGTCCAAGAACAACACTATATTAAAAGTCTGCCGAAAAAGCCTAATGATTATTACTTGGTAATCTAAGGCGATCTGATACACCACGAGGCTAGATTTAGAGGTATATACGGTGAGATCAGAATTATACTCGATTAGCTCAAGTTGGTCTAGAGCAGCTGCGTCAGGCAGCAGGGTCATTGGTTCAAATCCAATATCGAGTACTTTTGCTCTCGTAGCCACATCGGTCTTCTAAACCGCTAAGTGTAAATGGAGCTGTAAATACAGGTTCGATCCCTGTCGAGAGTACTAAAAGATATTTATATTTCTTAAATTTAACAAAAACAAAGGAATCTAATGAAAAAGTTAATCGTTTTGTGTTTCATCCTTGTTATTACGGCATGCAGTAATAATTATTCTAATGGTGAACGAGTTGGTCTTGTAACTCAATTCTCAAAAACAGGTCTGATTTGGGATAGTTGGGAAGGACAGTTGAATATGACACAGACTGGTATGAATAGTTCGGCTGAGTTCGATTTCAGTTTGGATAACGATATGCCAGAATTGCAAGATAAGCTTATCCCGATACTCGATTCAGCATCTCATTATGGTTGGAAAGTATCGTTAAGTTATACTGAAGTAACTGGATATAATTGGTTGAATAATAGAGGTTGTACAAATCATTTTATTAAAAATGTAGTTGTTTTGGATAAGAATCCTATGCATAATGTATTTAATAAGGATACTTTGAATAAAAGTGATACCATTTATGTAGGACATCGTGATACCATTTATGTAGTAATAAAGAAGTGAGTTTTAGCCCTTATAGTTCAATGGTAAAACACCAGATCTGTAATCTGGCTTTCTTGGTTCGAGTCCAGGTTTGGGCGTAAATAGGATAATTATGATATATTTCGTATTTGCTTGTATAATTATTATGATTTTAGAATTAGTATATTTGATTAAATATCGTAGAGATTATGAGAACTGTTTGATCAAATTAGGTAGAAGAAATAGTAAAAAATGATTATATTTGACATTGGAGAATAAATATGATTGTTGCTTTAATAATTGTTTTTGCTTTGTCTTTGATTTTGAACTTCAAATTGACCGGTGATGTTGCCGATTTGGAAGAAAATATTGTTATAAATAAAAATCAAATTGAAAAGTTAAAGAAGAAACTTCAAAAAGGAGAAAAAAGATGATTCTTAATATCATTTTAGGCATTATTATTATTTGTACAATTCTGCTAGCCATCCAGTTTAAGCATGATGGTAATATGATTAAGGCCGACAGAGATCATATTAAGGCCGACAGAGATTTTATCCAAGCGAGTTTGGATACATATCGTGTTTCTGGTGATATGGCAAAGGTGAAGTCTGTTAAAACTACTGTTAAAAAGTCTAAAAAGAAGGCAAAGTAATGAATTTTCCCGAATATTTCAAGTTAGTTTCATTAGAAGCTGAAAAGATTAATCCGGATATCAAATTATCCGAAAGGGATATTCGGGAATGTTTTAATTTGAATATGTCTGTAGCTAAAGCCGCTGTTAAATGTTTATATAATATCAATTTTTCTGAATGTTTTCATTAAATAAAGTTTGACTTTATTATTTGATAATTTATCATTTTTTAGCTATAAGAATTAACATTAAACTAACAATTTTATTGAAAAATCATGGAAATAAATCTAATAAGTGGAAGTGCTGGTTTTGATAATATACATGGTACAGTTTTCGCTATTAAAGAAGCTGCCTGTATTACAATGGGTAGTCATGCTAATCCCTATCATGTATTAATGATGACGAACGAAGAGATTTTCGATTATCTAAAAGATTTATTTATAGCCGAACACTCCTTATCCAAGATACCAGTAATTCGAATTATCGATAAAATGGATAAAAATGTAAGGAATCAGATATTTAGACACACTAAAGCTAGTCCTCATTTTTATGCTCAATCTAGTAGACCAGATTGGAATAAAGGCAAAGCTAGAGATCAGAACGAATTCACTAATAATGTCATGGATTTTAATGTTGAAGCCTTTTTAGCTATGGCTAAACAAAGATTATGTTATAAAACCGAGAAAAATACTCGTATTTGGATGGAAAGTGTTGTAGATTATCTAAAAAAATCAGATAATCCAATATTTAATGCTATTGCATTTTGTTCTGTGCCACAATGTATTTATCGTTATGGTTGTCCAGAACTTAAAAGCTGTGGTTTCTTTGATAAGAAATACTCAACTAATAAGATCGAAACTAGATATTCTGAATATCATAATTAGATAAAATCAAATCTGAATCCGGCTCTATCTTGAGCTGATTCGTTGTTTGAACTCAAAGTCTGAACTATATCATATGTTAAATAAGAACCAGATATAAATTGATAATCTATTCCACTTTCACTCTCGAAATCTGCTAAAGCTGAGCCATATATACTCAAATTTTGTGTAGTATCGGTCATAGTATAAGGCAAAGAACTAGAAATATTAGTAGCTTGATCTAATATAAAACTAGAGAATTTCTCGAATTCTATTTGATGTTCCGGATTATAAGGTATAACTAACTCAGCAGAATGATAATACATTGGTTCGTTTATTCCATTATTAACATATAGATAATCTTTATCAAAACGATGATAGAAATCTACCGGCATAGTTAAATTACCATAATCTACACGTTCATGAGCTAAATCCGGATAAACAAAACCAGACCCACCAGATATGGCATTATCGATTATTCCATCATCCAGTCTATAAACATCTTCATTTAATAATGTGGGTACAATAGATGCTTTTAATGATAGAGTATATGTGTCATAAGATAGGTTATAATCATTTATAATTTCATCTGGTATAGTCATATTGACATCTATATTTACGCCATTAAAACCAATATCGACACCGTTATTTTCAGCTCCTATGATCAAATCTAGAGAATCCCCGTTTATTTCAACAAATAGTAGATAATTATGAGAATTATTTACTATATTATAAACATAAGGTAAACTAGTTTCTTCATCTATACCAATCTTGAATGTCGAAGATACCTGAGTTACTCCCTGTATTTGGAATAGACTGGTTATCTTGAATGAAAAACGAGTTATATCATCAAGGAAATCAGTATCTATATTATCTGCGAATTTAATCTCTATTTTATTATATAAACCAGCGAATAATACGAAATCTTCTTTTTTGCTATTATAACCCCGAGTTATTTCTAAATCTGCTGAGTTATCAAGGAATGTATAAACTCCAGTGATTTTATAACCTGTGTTCAGGTACAATATAACATCATCAAAACGATTCGATTTAACAGTTATTTTTTTAGAATCTAAGCTGGAAACTGGATCTATTTCGAAGGAATATACTCTTTTTACTATCAAACCTTGTTCTATGTTAGCTACTATGTTTTGATCTAGATTTGTATCTATTTCTTGATTATTTACTATAGCAGTGCCATCCAATTTCAATTCTGACTTATTTTCGGAATATATCGCTTCACTAGAATCCGTTTGTTCGACTAATATTGGTGTTTCTTGTTCTGAATAAGATCTTACGGCATAAATATTGGTAATTTTAGTAGGTTTAATCTCAGTATCATCAATATAAAATGTCTCATTATCTAAACCAATGTAATTTGCTATAATATCAAATGTCAAATTAGTAGAATTTTCGACATTACTCAAGTTTATTTCCGGATATAATTTTGAATAAACTGTATATGTATCGGAATAATAATACTGATAATTGTCATCATAATCTACTCTGAAATTAGGAATTCCAGCGGTGTCTAGACTAGATAATTCGAACGATAATGGATTCTGTTCGAATTTTTCTGAAATTTCACTGATATCATCTATATTAGTTACTTCGAACCGAGACGTATAATCTTTTGAGCTATGATTAACAGTCTTATTTGCTACTTCGAAATATGATACATTACTCCAGGTTAAATGTTTTTGCTGCATAACATAGCAACAATATGAATAAGGATTCATTATTTCAGGAGCAACTACTTGATAAGTAGCTTGATTATTACTCGAATAATGTAAAGTTAAACTAGTAAAAATGTCAGGTTTAACCGCTTCATTGGGTATACAATTCAAAATATATGTAGAATTATCAGTTTTGAATGTTAAAAGCAAATTTAATTTAACATCGTTAAATAGATTGAATTTGCTTTCTTCGGAGAATTGTAGATATACCCTAGTATCTTTATAAAAAGAGATGGCTTTTTGTTTATGTAAAGCAACAGTATTAGCAAAATCTGCTAACTTAACGAATTTAATGTCATCCTCATCGATTCCCAAATAGAAATCGAAGGATAGTTTCCGATCTATATAACTGATGCTAGTCTGGTCTATTATTCCAAATGTATCCATACTGCTATCGGGATAAGATTGTACAGCCAAATCACCGTCTCTATCAGTTAAATTGAAACCTACTCCTACATTTCTCACACTTTCATAATAATCAATATTATCAATAGAAACTTTATAATGATCTTCTAATTTGGTAACATTAACATTATGTTCATCTACAATACTCATTATGATATATATGATCCATTATACATTTAATTTTCGAGACACTACATAAAAAAGTAGCCCTGGTATTTCTACTGAGCCACTTAGATAATCTTTAAAAACTATCTAAAAGTTATCAAATTCATCAGCTATATTTTTAGCTTCTGTAGCTTTTATTTCTTCAATTGAATTAGCTGCTATATCATATAACTGTTGTTTTGAGATATTTACTCCGATCGGTTTCAATTCAAATTTATTTGCACCTTCGCGAGTTTTAATGAGCTTTATCGTGAAAATGTTGTTTTGATTCTGTTCTTCTGATTGAGTAATCGATAAAACTTCATCTGCTTTTTCAGCCATACCGATAGAATTGCCTATATCTTTAAGCTCCAATGACATAGCATCCAGAGCATCTCGTTTAACCTGTGCAGCAGTTATAATTGGGAATCCTTCTGCCATAGCTAACGATTTCACCTGATCTGTAATCATTGCTAATTGAGTAGACATATTAACTTTGCTATCTATTTTACCATTTGGAACCATACAACCAACATAATCTACCATTACGACTTGTGGTATGAAATGACATTTTTCTCTTAATTCTTTTATATTACTTCGTAATGCCAATGCTGATTTTTCACCACCAGGAAACTCTTCTATTTTTAGCTTTTTAGCAATAATCTGCTTTTTTTCGTTCCATCTTTTCATGAACGCATCTTTTTTGATGAATAGATACTCATCTTCAGTCAAATCTAGCAAATTCTGCAATACTCTTTGGGCAATTTTAATTTTACCATCTTCAAATGTATAGTATAAAACATCATAGCCATTTCGGATCAAATTAGCCGATAAAGCACACATAGTCATAGTTTTACCAACGTTAGTTGGACAAAGTAAGAAAGTAAGAGTTTTCTTAGATAATCCCCCTTTAAGCATCTTATCTATGGTTATTAAACCGGTTTTAATATGTGCATCCTGAGCATGACTTTCGTCATAAATCTGTTCTATATCATCAATCAGATCGTAACCTAATTTTGAATCTAATGAGAATCCTTCGCTATCGCTTACATCCTGAGCATAATCCGATTC